TAGGTACCGATTATTTTGCGGTAAGCACTGGAACAAGTGATAAAGACTTAGATCGCGTTCAACGCATCATGAACGTGTATCCTGAGATTCAGTACATCTGCATCGACGTTGCAAATGGCTACAGTGAACACTTTGGTGTTTTCGTAAGTAAGATTCGCGAGAAGTATCCGTCTAAAACAATCATCGCGGGAAACGTCGTCACCGCAGACATGACACAGGAGTTAATATTACGTGGCGCTGATATTATTAAAGTGGGCATCGGTCCTGGTAGTGTTTGCACTACTCGCATTCAAACTGGTGTGGGCTACCCTCAGCTTAGTGCAATTATTGAATGTGCCGACGCTGCTCATGGCCTTGGTGGTCATATCGTGGCTGACGGTGGATGTACTTGTCCTGGTGATGTCGCTAAAGCTTTTGGTGCGGGTGCTGACTTCGTGATGTTAGGCGGGATGTTTGCTGGCCATGATGAAGGTGGTGGTACCATCATCGAAGAGATGCATGAACTTTCCTTACGTCAAACAAATAGTCATGCTCCCTACTATGAATTTAAGAATTTCGTAGAATTCTATGGAATGAGTTCTGACACGGCCATGAATAAACATCACGGTGGTGTGGCGAACTATCGTAGCAGTGAAGGAAGGACTGTTCGGGTTCCTTATCGCGGTCCAATATCGAAAACAGTGCTGGACATTCTTGGTGGGCTTCGAAGTACCTGTACCTACGTAGGAGCCGAGAACCTGAAGAACCTAAGCAAGTGTACCACGTTCGTAAGGGTTACTCAGCAGTACAATTCAGTCTTCACCAAGTGAACGTTCGAGATCACTCCTGAAGTCATTTCTTCCCTAGTCCAGGGGATACCATTCAATTCTTACAGGCATTCCCGTATGCCTTCTGGTGCATTCCAGTGATACACATAAGTTATTGATTCTAAAGGAAAAATAGATTCCCTTTAGAATCAACCACTTGTGCTAAAGGCACATAAGTTATTGATTCTAAACGAAAAATACCTGTTTACAAAGTCTGCAGGCAGTGGTAGAATTATACTATAAGATTGAATTGGAGAATATATGAACATGAAGTGGTATGAATTTAGTGAAATTGGCGAGTACGTAATGGAAGTCGCAGAAGACTACGAGCGTGCAGGTTGCCCGTCCTTTGGTCAAGGTGGTTCGGCTTACGTAAGCGAGCTGACTGATGCCGGTCTCTCCACAGACGAAGCTGTCGAAGTTCTCACAGAACGCTGGCTTATGGCTGCTGATGAGGCGACTCAGTAATGACTAATGCTGTTTGCCCAGTTTGCAACGGCTCTGGACAAGTTCCTCTTACTGACTACGATAAGCAGTGGAGTTGGAACAAGGATCGTACACACAAGGAATGCAGGAACTGCGGTGGGCAGTACATGTATGGAAAGGGTCGCGGTCAAGTTCCTCTGAACAAAGAAGGCCAGCCTTGCGTGCACAAGTACACGAGTCGTAACGTAGGACGTTGTCTCACGGAGTACACGTGCGAGAACTGTGGAGATCGTTACGAAATCGATAGTAGTGACTAAATGTTACTTTATAACAGCTGTTACTTTGTAACAGTTGACATTCTGTTTTGACTGTGGTAAGATGGTACAGTAAAGTTTACAACATGGGGTTGTTTCTACATGGAAAGAATTGGCTACTCGAAGCGCGTTAAATTTTATCCAGAAGAACTTGAAGGAGAATACGTAGGACGATTTCGCAAGATGCTCGTTTATCTCGTCGGTGAAGTTGGCGACGAGGTTATCAATATCAAAGCTTATTTGAACCGGCCGCGCGGTGCTCGCGTCGTTAGGTACCAACCAGTAATTGAGGTGTCGCTCTCGACTGGAGACGCGGCATATACTAAAAATGCTTATCACGTCGATCTCTGTCAGATCGACTACAGATTTCAAGGGCACGGACTCGCACCGATCTTCTATCGATACCTTCTGCGTAAGCTTGGTATCGCGATTCAAGCTGGATTGTCTCAATCGCCAGGAGGGCGAAACATCTGGGCAAATCTTTGCAAGATGCCCGGCATTCTCGTTTTTGCTACGCTGACTACGCGTAAGACCGAGAACATCTTCCCAATCGAACTCGATAAGGAAGACGATGAGTTGCATCACGATGACATCGAGATTTATGATGGCGATCGTGAAGTGTATGCTTTCGCTACGGCTGTGAACGAACGAGGTAAGAAGCGTGTCAAATAAATTCGAGTACGACTACGGTGTTTCACGAGAAGTTAATTTTCGTCGTTGGTATGAAGCTGACACTCTTGAGAAAGAGTCTTATAAAGAAAAGCCTTATAGTCACGATGAAGCGCGTGTCGCATTTGAAAAACTCTACGATCTTTTTGAGAAACCTCAACAAACAAAATGAACTTATTTGTCCTGTCATATGATCCCATTGAAGCGGCCCAGCTTCAGTGTGATAAGCATGTTGTAAAGATGATTGTCGAGAGCGGTCAAATGCTCTCGACAACTCATCGCATGCTTGATGGGACTTTCGAATCTCGTCCCTCAAAGTCTGGTAAGACTAAAAGCAAATACTGGGTTCACCCAGATCCAGTTCTTGAGAAGACGCTCTATCGTGCTGTACATATGCACCATCCGTGCACTGTATGGACGATGCAAACAAGTGAAAATTACAAATGGCACTACATGCATTTTGTTGCCCTCTGTGATGAATTCAAATACAGATATGGTAAAACTCACAAGACGGATGAAGTCCTTCGAGATGTTCTCTCGTTTCCTCCGATGAAGTTACCAAACGGACCACTCACTAAACAACCTCTGGCGATGAAATCAAATCCCGAGTGTATGTTTGATGATGTCGTGAAATCTTATCGAGCTTTCTATCAAACAAAGCAAGCTCGATTCAAGATGGTGTGGACTAAGAGAGATAAGCCCGAGTGGTTTGTCATTCAAAGTTAACGTCTGTGTGTTGTTTGATGATAGGAGTGTCTACGAATGAGTCGCAAGATTACAAATCAATTACTTGATGATATTGAAAACGGATTGCTTAACGCCGAAGATGTCTTACTCGCGTGTCTTAAGTACATGAGCGAAGATGATGTCGTTGACATGGCGAAACGCAATGAGTTCATTGTTGACGACAACGATGTTTACGACGACTACTACGACGATGAAGATGACATGCCTTACGAAGAACGAATCATTCGTAGGCACGAGAACTTCTGATGGAAGTCGTTCAAACAATATCGCTAGGATACGCACAACTGTGGTTATTCATCACCGCTGTAATCTTCACAATGGTTGGTTTTTTCTGGGGAGCCTCGGTGAAAACAGATAAAGCCGCCGCATATGTAATTGACACTCTTATCAAAGAAGGCTATCTGCGAACTCGCGGAACAGGTCCAAACACTAAAATCTTAAAGTATTGGGAAGAAGATAAAGATGAGTAAATTAGATGAACGCCGCCGTTGTCACCTATCACTAGAAGAAGACGCGCGCACTATGACCCGTGAGCAGTTTATTCAGAAGTACGGTGTTGCTAACGCAAAGTATTGGGATAAGCTTCATCACGATAATGACTATCCGAACTATCAAGAAAATGAGTAAAGCAAAATGAATATCAATCACAATCCTGTTTTTGACACCGCTAAAGTAATTAAATTCTATTCAGAGAAAGATGGAGTAGAAATCAAGTACGTCTGTACGACCGATGGGTTGTATATCGATGATTGCCAGGTAGACGTCTTCTATCGCGATACACCGCATCCTGAGTTTGGCAATCGCTATTTTGGTATGTACAAAGATCCTTTCACTCAAAACATTATGATATGTAATGCTGACAAAGTTGAGAACTTCGAATTCGCTATGATCGAAGACAACTCAGGCAAGCTTTGGTACAGTGCTTATCGACATGACTATCGAGTCGTTGATGGTAAGATGATCGACGGTGGTCGAGCTTACATTCGAACAAACGCTGAAGTAAAAGTTTTGAAAGTAAAAGACGGCGAGTTTATTAACACACAAATCCAGTAAGGAGATTATATTATGACGACTGATGTTATTGTTCCGAGCAGCCCTGAAGACCTGAAGCGTATTAAAGACGCGATGCAGGAGATCAGCAATTCATTTACTCGAATCGAGTCTGAGAAGGACTTTCAAAAGGATGCCCTCGCAGCTCTTGAGGAAGCCGTTGGTATTCCAAAGAAGTACTTGCGTAAGATGTCGAGAATCTATCACAAGCAGAATATGAATCAGCTTAAGTCTGAGATGGAGACGATCGACTTCTTGTTAGAGAAAGTAGAACTCAAGCAGAGTATCTAAACAAAGGGACCTTCGGGTCCCTATGGACCTTCGGGTCCCTTTTCTTTTTGCAGATAAAAAAAGGGGAGTCCGAAGACTCCCCTTAAACGTTGGATCAGTTAAATCTGATCTTCTAGTTTTTTTAGCTTGTATTAGAACAAGTTTGTTACGCGGACTTTGCGGTAGTACTTGTTCACACCGGCGTCGAGACGGCCGAGTGATGTTGACAAGCCTGAAGCTGCACCTTCGGCAAATGGGTTTGCAACCATGCCGTAGCGGGTTTTGAACCCGATCTTAGGTTGAAAGCTATTCTCACCAACTGCACGTACCATCTGGAGTGGAACGTATGGGCAGTAGAAGAGGCCAGCATC